GTTCCGTGCCGGTGTAGCGGTTGCTGAATTTCACGCATCGCTCCAACAGAAAAAGCGCCGCCCCGGAGCAGCCGTCAAGCCGCTCCGGAGCAACGCGAGGGAGGGGATCAATCGACCTTGAGGAGGAACCCGAAGCCGCTGTCCATCACGAGTTCGTCCATGTAATGACGGGCGCGATAGACGTTGCAGCGGGTGTCGTCGTCATAGTACGATTCCATCGTCACCGGCATGGCGCTGTCGGCGGCGAAGAGGAAGGTGCGGGCGACACAGGGTTCGATCAGGCTTTCGGTGTCGGCGGTCTTGCAGACCATGGCGTAGCTGTCGGACCAGATCGGGCTGCCGCTGTGACTCTGGCCTTCCTTGGCCGAGTTGTAGTGACGGCGGCTGACAATGATCTTTTTGAGGCCGAGGATGTCGGCGAGTGCCTGCTTGACTGCGCTCTCACCGGCGACGCGAGCGTACTGCACGCGGCCCACAATGTCGTCGTTGGTGAGCAGGTACCCGAGATTCTTGGCGTTGCAGATCAGGGTGTCGGCTTCCATGCCGGTGGCGGTGCGAACCTTGTCCTTGGCGGTCTCGACGTTGCTGAGAATGTCGTTGCTGGTGGTGCTCCAGGCATTGCCGTCGAGGTAGAGGTCGGATCCGGTCCATGTGGTCGTATTGAAGAGGAGCTCGGAGGCGCGCTTTTCGCGGGCGATCCGGAGGCGCATCGCAGCCATCTGCGCGGCGATTGACCCGGCGTCGAAGTCGTTGGCATAAATCGCCTGCTCGTCAACGCCGACGGGGATCTCGATGCCGTACTCCTCGCACGAGAAGGTGGCGTCCTCGCCTTCGAAGTCGTCGCGGGGGTAAGCAGACTTGCTGCTGCGGCGGAGCGTCTCGTCCTTGAGCGTGCTCTCGCGGGTGATCTTGGTGAAGGTGCCGCTCTTGACGTTCGAGCGGACGACCGGAAGCACCATGTCGGCGATGAAGCCCGATTCGCCGGCGTAGGTCTCCATGAAGGGGACACCGAGATCGAGTCGGGGCGTTGCGTAGGTGGTGTATTTGGGCATGATTCTCTCCTGTTTTCAGTTTGTGACTGTCAGCGGTCCTTAGCTGATGTCGTCGTTCCCGCCACGGATGTGGACGACCGAAATGATGTCGTTCTCAGCCGTTGCCGCTTCGATGGCGACACCCACGCAGGTGACGCTGGTGGTCACGTCGTCGACCTCGCCGGTGGCCATGGTGTAGACCTTGGTTCCGGCGGTGACAGCGCTCTTGACGCGGACCTTGCTGATGGTGCCCGGAATGTACGGGCGGATCGACACCTCGGCACCGCTGTCTGCAGCGTGCATGGCCATGCCGATGAACGTGTTGTCCTCGCTGGCGACGCCGGTTGAGGGTTTGACAGTTCCGGAGCTGTCGACGATCAGGCAGTCGTGGATGGCCACGGCGGCCGAGGTGGTCATGGTGATGGGTGCGTTCTGTTCGTAAGCCATGTTTCTGTCTCCTTGTAGCGGATCGGTAAACCCGCTTCGGCTAGGCGCTTTCGCTCTGGAAAATGTTGTGCAGGCCGAACGCGTCGCGGTAGAGCGACGGGTTCTTCGCGATCACGGCGCGCATGGCCTCGGTGCGGGTGGAACCGACGTTGATGCGACGATAGTCGTCGATCTTGGCCTCGAACGCTTCGCTGGCGTTCACTTCGGTGCCGTCTCCGTTGTTGCCGATCGGCTGTTCGCCGTCTTCATCGGAGACGTCTTTCTGCTTCGACGCGTTCTTGAGCGCCTCGGCGTGCTCCTTGTCCTTGGCGGCGAGCCGCTCGGCGAGGACGTCGGCCCACTCGGCCTTCGCTTCAGTGACGTCATTGCCCTTCTTGAACTGATCAAGAATGAACCCTTCCGCGTCCTTGCCATCGAACGCCTGCTGCAGACGCTCCAGGCGGGCACCTTCTGCCTTGCGAGCTTCCTCGCGGGCGAGCGCCGCCGCTTCTTCCTGCTTCTTGTCTTCGTTCGGCATAGTGATCTCCTTGCCTTCTGGTGTGGCCGTGCCACTTGGCGCGGCGCTCTTGAAAAACGTGTCCGCCGCCGCGCCTTCGTCCACAATGTCGCTGGCGAGGAGTGCGGAAAGTCGAATCGGGACCGGTTGGTCCTCCTCCATCAATTCGTATAAATCGATCATGGCTGCCGCATCGCGGTGAAAATAGATGCTGGTGGCGAATGCAGCCGGGTCCTCTGAGGCGAGAGCGAGGATGTATTTCACCGGGTCTCGGTTGAAGACCGGGGAGAGTTCGGCCGCTTTGGCGAACGTGATGTCAGCTCGGACATTGTCTCCGTCAACGCGAAAGTTGGTGGCGCGTCCGAGGTATTTGCCGAGGTGGTCGTCGGAGAAGTTGGGGTGCGTCCAGCGGACCTTGATCCCGCTCTCGGTCTGGTTGCCGAGGGCGACGACCTGTCGCATGGTTTCCTCGTCCACAGTCATGTCGCGAAAGTCGCGCAGTTCACCGCGAGAGATCACGACGTACCCTTCAATCGTGCGCTTCTCCTCGTCAATGTTGGCTGTCGCCAGCGTCTCGCACCGCAGCATCATGCGATCATCAGTCGTTTTCGGCATTGTCGTCATCCTCTTCCGGTTCGGGGGTGTCATCCGGTTCCGGTGCGTCTGCACCGGCGCGCACCGCCATCTCGGTCTTGCCAGGTTGGAGACCGGCGAAGTATTCCCACGGGACGCTGACACCGGTTTCGGCCCGGATCGCTTCGGCGCGATCGATCGCGTCCTTGATCACGCGCTCGCGGCTGTCGTTCTCGCTCTTGACATCCTTGTTGCGACTCTTGAGAAGTTCCGCGTAGGTGAGCACGCCGCGATCGATCATCGTGCCGAGTGCCTTGGTCTCGCGCTCGATGTCAATCCATGGGAAGGGGTACGGAACCCACTCGTGACGGTCGATGCCGGGGCGATCCGGCAGACGGTTTTCGCGGACCCACTGTTTCACCTTTCGGCGGTAAATGGGGCGATACCATTGGCGCATCAGCACTCTCTGCCAGCGGCGCAGGACCACCCATGCCTGCTCGAGGGCAGCGCGGGCGCTGGAGAAGTTGACCTTCTCCCAGTTGAGCATCAGAATCTCAAGCGGGAGGCCGACCTGCATGCCGACGAGACGGAGATAGGCGGCGACCGACTTTTCGAAGTTTGCTCCGGGGATGTCGTGCTTGATCCCCTCGACCTTTTCTCCGGGCACGCCGAAGAACATGGTGCCGACCTCGGTCTGGGTGACGCGGTCAGTCAGCGTTTCTCCGGTCGAATCAAAGTAGGCTTCGCGAATCGCGCCGACCTCTTCGGAGTCGTCTGACATGTCATACGCGTCAAGCCCGGCACCGTCCCGGTTGATGCTGACGGCGAATCGGCTGAGCATCTGCCAGGCGACGGCCTCGGCGGTGAGGACGTCATCAAGACGGTGGATATTGGCAAGGCTCGGCGTAAATGGAGGGACCGGTCGGGTCAGGCTGATGCGCCGTGCCGTACCGTGAACGTACAGGAAGTTGTTGGCCTGAATGCGTCGCGGGTTGCCGGTCACGTCGCCCATCGGGCGTACGTAGTACCCGACCGGTCGTCCCTGTGCGTTGAGTTCGATTCCCTGCTCGACGCGTCTGTCGAAAAGCTGGTTGATGTTGCTGTCGATCTGTTCGGACTCGACAAGCTGCACCTGACCTCCGGTCAGCCAGATCGCGCCGATGTCTCCGGCGCTGAAAAGGTCTTCCAGCACGACGCGGGAGAGCTCGTTGAAGTCGTACAGACCGCGGACTTCGGGGTCTTCGGTAAATTCGGGCCAGAGTTCCTGCTCGATGAGGTCGTTCAGCTTTTCCGCTGCCTTGCGGTCGCGTTTGCTGGTGACCTGTGAATCGGTTCGGGCCTGCAGCGTGAATCCGTCAGGGCCGAGAATGTTGTCCGCCATGCGGCTGATGACAGAGGCGTAAATCGCGTTGTCACGCATGGCCTGTCGGCTGGTGTTGACGAGGGTGGAGCGGTCATACCGGGCATGCCAGTCGCCGGTGGAGGTGATGCCGCCCATGCCCCACGAGCGTGCGGCCGTGGCAGCACGATAGCCGAGCGCGTCATACTTGTGACGCGACAGCTGCGCGGCTGGAGCCGAAGGGACAACGCGACGCTTGCGACTCATCGCGGGATCCCCCGGACGAATGCGCGCGAGCGTCCGGCGCGACGTTCGTTCCACTGTTGCCTCTTGATCTCCTGATCAAGATCGTGGAACTCGACCTCGCGGTCTCCGGATTTGACCTTCTTGATTTTGTTGTCGATGTCGTTTGTAGCCATACCCCCATTATCCAGCGGGTATGGCTACATGAAACGCGCCGGGGTATAGATCTGCACCGGGTTGTGCAGATCTATACTTTTTCCGGGAGTTCACGACAATTCTGGGCGGTTCTGCCGCATTCGGTGCAGCGGTAGGTGCGTTGCCGGACGATATTGGATTCAAACCGGATACGCTCCGATTTGATCACCAGCATCGGCCCGTCGCACTTGACGCAGACGACATCGGCTGCGTTCTGGCGGCGGGTCGTCTCTCCCCCCTGTTTCGCGGTGCTCTCGGATTTGCTCTTCTTGCTCATGTCTTCCCCTTCTTTTGTGAAAAGTCCCATACTGTTCCCCTTGAACCCCTTGAACCCTCTTCTCTCGCGGCGAAGACGCGCGCGAACCGTTCGCGCCGCGCCGACGCCTGCGTTGTTGTCGGCCGGGCTTCCGGCCTAGCCGTAGTTGGTGCGGATGCCTCCGGTGGATCGTCC